AATCATCTATTCTGCTACGTGATAATCTCCCAATACCTTTTCCAGCAGACTTTAGTAAATCTATCGCAAAATCATCTAGAAATTCATTAAGTTTCATACTTTTCCTTTTTTGTATTTAGCAAAAAAAGCAGGAGGGATAGTCCGTTCTGTTGCCCGGTGGACTATGCCGCGGAGTTCACAACTTATTAGGCTGCGAGTAATTCACCTTCACTAGCCATTGACATGTCTAATGAAGTAAATGCTCCAGGTACAAAATTTTCGTTTGCACTTATAAAGGTTTCTTGCATTAACCGAGCTTGCTCCGGATAACTCAGCATCCCTACTTACTGCTTGTCGAATACCTGAACACCCCCGTGTGTTGAAAATGTGTGGTGGAGGTGGCCGGAATCGAACCGGCGTCCAAGTTCAGCTTTTGTTCAGCGTCATCGTTATTAGTTTAGATCAGGTACGTGTAAAGCAATTTCTAATGACCAAATTAATATGTATATAATAAACATGCACAATAACCAAATCGCTAGATTTTTACCGTCACGCATCCTAATCCTTTATTTTAACAGCCGCACTCTTTGCAATTAGGTTTACAGTCTTTGCAGTTGCACGGATCGCATTTACAGTTTGGATTATTACACATAATTTTCTCCTTGTCAATTATTTATTTGCCTTGTCCGCGATATCTTTTCCATGCCCTTCGAATTCCTTTATTCTTAGGACGGCTATATCCGCTATTTCCTATACTCGTCCTTTTACGGAATCTTGTTCTTTTTTGTATTTTAATTTGTGCCATTTTTTCCTTTATGCTGCGTCTGATGTTCCTGAACCAGAAGTAATTGTTGCTACATATGGTCCAGCTACAGAATCACCCACTCTTGCAATTGGTATACCGTCTGCATACGATGTACCAGATCCTGAAACTATAGTGCTTACATGACCACAACCTGGTAAAACCGAATCTCCTATCCTTGCCACAGGGATTCCGTCTGCATGGGTAGTTCCTGATCCCGAAATTATCACACCTGATCCTACAAAAGGTTTTTTCGGATGTCCTAAAGGGCATGTCCCAAATGTAGAGTCACCTATCCTTGCAATTGCCGCCATATTTTACATCGCATTCTTTTTATCTTGTATTTCTCTTCTACGATCTTTTGTAAGTTTGCCTAAATCGCCAAGGGCCTTCCTTGCTCTTGCAGCAGCAGCTTTTACACCTTTATCATCAAATGTAGCAGCTTCTGCCATGTAAGATGTATATGCATGTATTATTTGTTCATGTAATGTCATTTTAAACTCCTAAGCTTAATCCTGTGGTTGATTGTAAATAGTGATCTGCAACTTCTTTATGACTTTTTGCTGTGATTACTATTTGGTTTTTACTTACGATTAAATCCTTTTCTGGATCAACGGTGAGCATAAAAGGAATCATTGCTAATCCTTTTTCTGACATCATTGCCGCAAGTGGTTGTTTTAATTTTATTGTACTGGTATCATCTGCTAGTAATTTTCCTACAATTTCTTCTCCCGACGAGAGTCTAACAGATATTACATCACCTGTTGTATAAGGTGCTTCTATTAACATTTTATCCTTTATGCATAATGTTTTGATAATTCATAGTTTCTACGTATGTAATCATTTGATCACACCCACCTACACTTTTACCGTCAATGGTAATTTGTGGAAAAGTTTTTGCGCCCGGAAACCATTCAAAGATTTGTTCTCTTGTAAAATCTTTGTCTAGTTGCTTATACTCGTAATCTAAATTCCTAGTTTCACAGAAAATTTTTGCTTGGTGACACTTAGGGCAAGAACTTTTTCCATAAATTTCAATCATAATGAAAATCCTTTTAATAAGTCTTTGTTAACATCTTGTTTAATACCGCCAATTATATAAGATTCTACTTCAGTTTCCTGCGGAGCAACTTGTAAACCTGAACTGCTTAACCAGTGTGTAGTCCACGGTAAAGGATTTGTGTTTACTGGTTGTTCAAATATAGTTTCAAAACCAAGTGCTTTTAACCGTCTGTTTGCAATATATTCTACGTATTGGTCTAATAGCGTTTTATTTAGTCCAATCATAGATCCATCCTTAAATAAATATTCCGCCCATGCTTTTTCTTCGTTTACACATTCTCGCCAAATCTCATAAACATCTTGCTCGCAATCTTTTGCTGCCTGTTGCATCGCAGGATCGTCCTTTCCTTGCATCCATAGTTTTAGTATATGTGTGCTTATTGCGAGGTGCTGTGCTTCGTCACGTGCTATTAACGAGATAATTTTTGCAGAACCTTCCATTAATTTCAATTCACCAAATCCAAACGTACATGCAAATGAAACATAAAATCTTAATCCTTCAAGGATGTTGACAGTCATCATTGCAAGGAAAAGTTTTTTATTTAGGATTTTTTTGTCAATTGACCGATCGTGTGTATATTGTTGTGCAAGTTTCATAAATTCATCGTAATACTTTGTTACACTGTTTGCACGATTAATAATCATTTCATCGTCTAGTATTGTATCAAATACTTCCTCTGGATTTGCATACACATTTTTCATAATATGTGTATAAGATCGACTATGGATAGTTTCGAAGAAATCCCATGTAACAATGCATCCTTCTAATTCAGGCAGTGATACATATGGAAGGAAAGCTAGGCAAGGACCTCTACCCTGTACGCTATCAAGCAAGGTTTGATATTTTAGATTAGCAGTAAAAATATGTTTTTGTTCTGGTCGGAAATTTTGATAATCTGCACGATCTTTTTGTAAACTTACTTCTTCAGGACGCCAAAAATAACCAAGCATTGTTTGATTTAATTTATCAAACTGTGGAAATTTAAATGTATCATACCTTTGCACATTTTGATCTGCACCAAAAAACATATGTTGCTTACTAAAATCAATCTTATCTCTATTAAAAACAGTTTTCATTTTTTTCCTTTCAAATTGCACAGGCTTCGCACTCTTCTGCATCGTTTTCTACGGGCAGTTGAGGTAGTTGCTCTTCTTTTTCTTCAATATCATTTGGATCAATTTTAAAATCATATGTATTTTGATAATAACTTGTTTTCCAGCCGAGTTTGTAAGTGGTTATTAAATCTTTAAGCATTACGCTCATAGGAACTTCATTGTTAGGATAGTGTGTAGGATTGTAACTCCAATTTCCACTAATCGCTTGGTCGAAGAATTTTTGCATAACAGCAACAATATTAATGTATCCTTGGTTGTCTGGCATATCCCATAAAAGTGTATAAAAAGCTTTGAGAGTTTGATACTGTGGAACAATTTGTTTCAACGGTCCTTTTTTACTCTTTTTTACTGATAGGTAACCTCTTGGTGGCTCGATTCCATTTGTTGCGTTAGAGACTACCGAGCTGCTTTCGCTTGGCATCTGTGCTGATAGTGTGCTGTGTCGTAGGCCCCATATTTCTATTTGTTGTCGCAAATCGTCCCAATCCATTTTCAATTCATTAGGAACAATAGTATCTACATCATTTTTATAGGTATCAATCGGTAATATTCCTTTTGCGTATTTTGTTTTCTTATAACCATCACACACACCTTTTTCTTGTGCAATCCTATTACTAGACTTCAAAAGATAGTATTGGAACGCTTCAGTTAAATCGTGAACTAAGACAGCAGCTTGTGGATCGCTATATTTTACTTTGTTTTTTGCTAGATAATGAGCAAGTCCAATATAACCTATACCTAATGATCTCCTAGCCTTTGTTCCTTTTTCTGCTGCTTTTACAGGATATCTTTGATAGTCAATAATTTCCTCAAGAGCCCTAACTGCTAAATCACAGAGTTCTTCAAGGTCAGTAGTTTCTTTAATAGTTCCTATGTTAATAGCACTTAATATGCATAGGGCAATTTCTCCACTTTCGTCGTCTATATGTTGGATAGGAGTTGTAGGTAAGGTAATTTCTTGACACAAATTAGACATATAAACTGTGTCATTAAAACTGCTATGACTGTTACAATGGTCAACATTCATGATATAAATTCTACCAGTTTCTGCTCTTTCCTTTATAAGTTCTGAAAACAACTCCATTGCATCAATTTTTTGTTTTTTGATACTTGTTGCTCTCTCATATTTTTCATAAAGTTCTTCAAACTTGCTCTGATCACTAAAGAATGCTTCATATAAATCCGGTACATCATGAGGAGAAAAAAGAGTTATTGTTCCTCCCTCTAGCAAACGTGTATACATAGTTTTATTCATTTGGATTGAATAATCTAATTTTCTAACACGATTATCTTCAGTCCCTTTATTATTTTTTAAGACAAGCACATCTTGAATTTCTTGATGCCAAAAAGGAAAATGCACTGTTGCACTTCCGCCACGCACTCCATTTTGTGTGCAGCATCTCACAGTTGCTTCAAACTTTTTTAAGAATGGAATTACACCTGTATGTGCTACTTCGCCACCTCTAATTTTTGAATTAACTCCTCTAATTCTACCAGCGTTGATTCCTATGCCAGCTCTTTGGGCAATATATTTGCCAATTGCCATGTCTGACGAAAAAATGCTATCAAGGGTATCGTCGCTATCTACCAATACACAACTTGCAAATTGACGTACCGGTGTTCGTACGCCTGCCATTACTGGGGTAGGAATGTTAATTTTAAACAAGCTGATACAATCATAGTATCTACGAATGTAATGCATCCTTGTTTCGCGTGGATAATTTGCAAACAAAGTTGCTGCAATCATCATGTACATATGCTGCGGTGATTCAAATACCGTTCCAGTTGATCTATCTTGGCACAAATATTTGTCTAATACCTGACGTAAGCCTGCATAGGTAAAATTTTCATCTCTTTTATGGTTAATGTAGGTGTCTAATTTTTCTAATTCATTAGTTGTGTATTTTTCTAAAATTTCTTTATCATACACTCCTCTTTCAACATTCTTTTTTATCATTTGACTTAGAGGTAATGCAGTATACTGACCAAACACTTTTTTGTATACATCATATGATAATAATCTAGCAGCAGCATATTGGTAGTTTGGATGATCAAGAGATATAAGATCATTTGCACTACGCACTAAAATTTCTTGAATTTCAGAACTTGTCATGCCATCATAAAATTGTAGGTTTGCATTCATTTCTATTTGGCTACTGCTTACTCCGGCTAAATTGGAGCAAGCAAATTCAACCACACGGTGAATTTTATCAAT